AACATTTGAAAGCCCTGTCTGCTCCTTGATCAGTCGCTTCTCAGCGAGCGACATGTCATCAACTGATTTTGCTGTTGCTAGGAATTGATCTCTTATTCTTCTGAGGAAGCCCTCCTGGTCCTCATTAGCAAGCTGCATCATCTCCATCGCGTCCATCTGAACACCGAAGACTGTAGTTAGAGCAGATACGCTTGTGGCTGCATCCTCGAAGTTCATGAACTTTTTAACCATGGTTCCCAATTCCTGGTAACCAAGTCCCAGCTGTCGCAAGTTAACACTTATTCTAGCAGCCTCTGCTACAGAGACATTACCAAAGTTTTCTGTGTCATCGATTAATCCCACAATATTTTGTGAAATCATCTTGGCTGAATCGCCTGTCATTCCAGCTAATCTCTTAGAGAATACGGCAGCCTCTCTAAGCATGTCGTTACTAGCCTCTCCGGTGAGACTGATCTGTCTTGACATGAATGTCTGTTGTTGCTGTACGCTATACCCAGCCGCCTTTGCAAGAGCCTGATTCTCCATGACAAATTCGCCTGTTGCAACCTTTGCAAGCTTGAGGCTGTTAAGCATTCCTTGTGCACCACCAAAGAGCTCATTAAAGTTACCCATAACCTTGCCAAGATCACCAAGTACTCTTTGGGGCATATATCCAAATGCGTCAGCAAATGCTCCCTCAGTTGCTAATAGGCCGTGATAGACTTCTTGAGTTGTCTTAACAAATGCTCTTGCTTGTTGATTGGTGGCATTGAATGGGCCGCCTGGGCCGCCCACGTTTGCAAGGCCGCCAAATTGTGCTTGGAGGAAGTCTAATTCCTCCCTTAATTTTTGCGGAATCAAGGACTGTAGAGCTTTTGTTGCAGAATCGTATGCCTGCATCGCAGCTTTTGGAACATCTGCTGTGCTGGCTAACGCTGAATCTGATGCTTGTTGATTCTCGACTACTGCTTCAGTATTTTCTTTAACAGCTCCTGTGAGATCATTTATACCGCTTGCAGCATTAGTGCTTCCTGCACCAACAGCATCTAGCTGGTCTGATGTGAGATCTGCCACACCTGCCATATTGGCAGAAGCACCCTTGGCTGCCTCAAGAACTGCATTTTGAAGCAGCAGCTGTTTCTCAAGCTGCTCATTTATTAGCTGATAAGTTCTAGCTAGTTGTTGAGCAAGTTCTTCTTGTGTTGGCTTAGCCATGGTTGTGAGATATCTCCCTTACCCATATACATATTCAGAAATTTAATGTCACTTAAACTTCTTTTCACGTCTTGAAGCCTCTAAGTTCATCTCTCCCATTGGGATCTCTTGAATTCTTTGTCCTCTTTCTGCTGATCTATCTCTATCTCTCTTCTTGTGCTGCTCTGCTTTCTTCTTAAACTCTGTAGAAAGTCTATCTAAAAACCATCTTCTATACGGGATAGGGAGTTTTCTAATATCAGAATAGCTCATGTTAAGATGATATTGTAACAGAAAGCACTCTTCAAGAAAATTCTCTCTGCGATTACTCGCTGGGCCAAAAAAAATTGGTCCCAATGGGAAGGGACACCCTGGAAGTGTTGCTGCATCTAGGGCAGCTCATCCAAACAGACATGTCAATTCCAGGCTCCTGTTTTTCAATATACGCCCTAAGCCGTCTTGAATCAAGTGCTGGCATCTTCTTAACAAATTGATTAATCTTATTTCTCTCTGTTACACCGTCAATAGATAAAATAAGCTGTTCTAATTTAGATGTAACTGCAGAATCAACCTTCATACCAGGAGACATCTTCTTTTTTCTCTCCATTGTTAGGTTTCTCTCTGCCTCATCTTCACCTGTTAAAAATTTAAAATGGACCTCTTTTCCCGTGACGGGAAGAGTAAACGAAAATCTATTTTCACCAGCTATAACAGGTTCAATTTCAAGCCGCTTAATCTCAAGATCAGTCAAATTATACTGCTGTGCACTTCTTTCTCCGCACTCTGGACATGTGGAGTCTGCATTATACGAGCTACCATATCCGGTAATTCTAACAGATACCATCAATGAATTTCTATCTCCTAGCAGCATATTCTGAACATCGACTGCCTTGTCTATTAGGCAGGACTGAATGAGATGTGTAATAACAGTTCCTTTTTGAATTAGAGCTCGGGAAGATAATATGTCCTCCTCCTGAGCTGTCATTGCCCTAATTTCAAGAACTTGTTTATTATGAAGCACACTATTTTGCGGATAAACCTTGCCTTCTGAGGGTATTGGTACAACCTCTACTGGCACCTCCCAATTAAATGTATCTTTTGTAACATCTTGGGATTGAATATTGTCTGACACGTTTTTTCTCCTGATACTATCTTATCATTCTTATACAAAGTGAATGAAAAGTAAAATAAAAAGGGGCCTGAATGTTCAGGCCCCTTTTTAATAGTGTGAGTTTTATCGTTTTAGAATTGAAGAACTGCGTTGTCGTATCTTAGAGTTAATGATATTTCTACAGGCGCTTCGTCGTTATCATACGTGAGCGAATTATAGTTGGCCTCTGTTATAAAGGCACCCTTGATATCCCACAATTCTACAACTGTGCCGATTGGATCGAGCATCTTAAGCTGTATGTCTCTCTTGTAAAAGTCTGCATATCCAGCTCTGCCTGATACAGACTCATACTGTGTTCTAATCCATTCCATTACCTGTTGTGCACCGGAAGGTGCAATTGGGTCGTGCAATGTCACAGCCATTGTTCCAAATGTTAGTCTTCCAGCAAGATATCGCTTGGCGTTAATAAACGGTATCGTTGTTTCAGCTATTGTAAATGTGGGTCGTGCCGTTGTCTTCATTAAGAAGGCATCTACTCCTTCCATTGCTAGAACCCAGCGAAACTGTCGCTTGGGCTCAAACTTATTGGGAAGCATGTCGGTGACAGAAAGTGTTTCAGCCATTTATAATTCTCCTAAACATATTTATTCACTTGCGGGTGTTATACAGGATTTTTTTATGCATTGTCAAATGCATCTCCAGCATTGGTTAAGACGAAGTCAAGAGAAACGAATTCTGCAGTTCTTGTGGGCTGCAAGAAGATCTTACCCCTAAGGGTGTTATTCTCAACATCTGTTTGTGTGGTCGTGGTTGCATCAATGACTACCTTAAATCTTTCAACTCCACTCTTCTCCTGAATGCTCTGGAGAATAGGCTGAACTAGAGAGCTAAACTTATCTAGTGTCTCCTGCCTGTTGGGTTCAAATAGCATTTGATTTGCAACTGCTCTGACCTTTCTTCTAACATTAATTAGAAGCCTTCTAACATTAACCCTATCAAGAGCAGATGGAGCTGCCATCAGCGTCTTCTGTCCGAAGACCATCACGCCTGTTCCTGGGAATGCTGTTAGCGGGTTTATGTCAGCGTCATATAAATCATCCATGTTCGACTTATTGAGAGGAACTGAAGATTGAAGCACGTCTGTTAGTGCGCCTCTAGAGAAACCAGCTGGTGCGAACCAGGGGTATCCAATGGCATCATTGAGTGAAAATGCTCCCATGACTGCAACTGATGGGGGACATTGAACATTAGTGAATGTTGTGGGATCTGTTAATACCACATCTGGGAAGTATGCAGCTGCGAATGATGTATCTAGTGCTCTTCCTCTGAATCCCGCGACTGTTGTTCCAATATTTGCTGTGGAGGCAGCTGAGGATGTTATGACAGATGCCATTTCATCTTGCTCCTCTATATCCATTACATACATTGCATCAAATCTATTCTCTACAGTGTCTATTGCATAGTTTGTCACACCCGCAGTTCGAAGACCGGGTATGGCCAGGAGCTTGATATCCACATCTGATTTTGTGCCCATTATATCTAGCGCCTTTCTATAGGCAGCTATTGTAGGACCAGATACCCCGCCCTGTGCAGTAGAATCGTCCATCTCCCTCTTTGCTGCTGCATTGAGTAATCTTGACTTATCTTTGTTGAAAATATTCAGACCATTAAATCCAGACTGAAGGAAGAATGTAAACTTACCAAACTTTCTATTTCCCTGAATCTTCATGTCATTGACATTAAGTGCTCTAGTCTTATTAGATGGATTAGCATTTAATTGAGCACCACCATTTCTAATGTAGGATGCTGTAACCCAATATTCTGGATCTGCGTTAGTATCAGATCCAGTTCTAACCATAACTCTCTCTAAGCTAAAGATATTATTATTGAACTTATCGCAGTCTAATACTGTTCCTGCAGAATCTGCTACGCCGGGATTATTTCCTACTGCAACATCTCTATTAGAGGAACCATATTGTGGGAAGAACTTCGTAAATTGTGCAATTGATCTATCCTGAAGACCGAGCAGATTCGGCTTAGAGACTGACACCTTCTGCATGAACTGTGTTCCCCAGTAGAGATTAGCAGATGGTCTATCATTGGGAGCTGTTCCGACTGCAACTGTCTGTCTATACGGTACTGGAGGTTGAACTGCCCTTCTCAAAGTCTGTGTTGTGGCCACCCCGGCGAATGGGCCGGTGGTGGCGGTGCCATCAGGCCAGAGAGATCCGCCGGAATTTGCCGCTGCAAGTGGGTTAGTTCCAGATGTTACGAGGTGGGTATATCCTCTATAACCGAATGGAAGAGCCTCTTTGGGAACCTGTCCATTTCTAAGCTCATTACTCTGTTCAACTCTTATGTAGTTAGATTTGACAGGATGATCTCCTGCTACAACGAGCTTTTGTGACGAAGATGCTTGGTCAAAGTCAAAGTAGGAGTACATGTCTCCAATTGCTCTAGCTATAAA